GATTTATCGAAAGTAAACGCCGTGTCCCAATCGTTACCCGCGGTGGTGTTACCAGAGACAAGGTGGAGTGACTTGACGGGGTGGTTGAAATAACTGATGTCAATATCAGTGTCTTCCTTAGCTGCGAGTTGATGTTGGGTCTGAGTAATAAGAATCTCATGTTCAGTGTCAGTGAAGTACTTACGCTCCTCAGTGTCTAAATACACGTAGTTACCCCAAATCTTGGGAGTTCCAACGGGGGTGTAACCGTCACGACATTTGATGCGAATCTCAACATCGTGGTACTGGAGCGCCACAAGGGGGAGACATTTGGTGTAATCTTCACCAAAGAAGAAAGGAATCATAAAGTGATCACCACCATGATTAGACTTGAGGGTCGCAGTTGAGGCACACATCGACGACTTCGCTTGGCTATCACGCAAGAGGGGGTTGTGTACACCCTGAATAAAGAGGGAATCGAGTTGGGAGACCTTCTGTCCACCAATCCACAAAGCAAACTCAGTGGGGTTGTTTGCTGTAGATGAGAAAAGGCCATCTGGGTTATCTTGTACGTTAGAAACGAGGCTATCTTCAATCCAGATGTAGCTCATGAGGTCACCCTTAGAGCGAATAGGAATAGCAATCTCGTTATTAGCACCGAAGGTACCGATGTAATCCATACGCTCGGGCTTCATGGCGAAGTTGGTATAACGTTTGTAGTTTTGACGGAAGAAGCTGACTTGGGGATCACCTGTGATGTAGACATCCTGGGCTCCTACCGAAACAAGTTCAATCAAAGCAGCTGACATTTATTAATAAACGATATTAAAATTTTGGCTCATAGTATACATATGGTATTGTTCCAAGCTCTGACATGGGAAGCACGAGATGTTGAAGGTGAACATCAAATCAGTATCTTCGGTAAGACTGAGAATGGTAAGTCGGTCTGTGTAACTACAACATTCGATCCATATTTTTTTGTAAAACTTCCAAAGGGTACAACACAACAGGACGTTAAGCGTCTATACGATGACATCAACAGGCTGAGGAAAGACCATGTGACGGGTTACAGTCTGACAACACAGAAGGATGTTTGGGGTTTCCAAAATAACGAGGAATTTCACTTCATGCATTTGAATTTCAAATCACTGGAGCATAGACGAAAGGTTAACTCGATTTTTATGTATAATAGGGAATTTCAAAAGTACCATGTATACGAATCTAATATTGACCCTGTCCTGAGATTGATGCATAGAACTGGGATTCAATCTACTGGTTGGTTAGACAGCGGTGATAGTTGTGTTCGGTGTCATCTTTCTAAGGCTGACATTGACCTGTGGTGTAATGAGTGGTCAACATTGAAACCCGTCGAACGTGATGATATGGCTCCATTTGTGGTTGCATCATTTGATATTGAATGTAATAGCTCTACTGGTAAATTTCCAGATCCAAATGTTCCGGATGATGCATGCTTTCAGATTGCAATTTCCTTATGTAAATTTGGGAGTGATGAACCATACGATAAAACTTGTTTGTGTTTTAAAAAAACTGACCAAAACATAGAGGGTTCGAATATTATCAGCTTTGATACTGAAAGAGAAATGCTTCTAGCGTTTAAAAAGTATGTAAATGAGAAAGATATTGATATTATTACTGGGTGGAATATATTTGGGTTTGATCTTGAATATATTTACAAACGTGCTGCTATGGTTGGGTGTGGAGTTGAATTTTATCAGCTTGGTAAACTCAACGATACTGAGTGTCATTTAGTTTTGAAACAGTTGAGCTCAAGTGCACTGGGTGATAACTATCTGAAGCTTTTACCCATGGCTGGGCGTTTCATTTTCGACCTATTTCATGAAGTGAAAAAGGGGTACAAGTTGGATTCCTATAGCCTGAACAATGTTTCAAAATTATATTTGGGTGATCAAAAGATTGACATGACCCCAAAAGAAATGTTTGCTCGTTTTCTAGAAGGTGACCCTGTAAAATTGAGAGATGTTGCTGAATACTGTATCAAGGATACACTCTTACCCCACAAACTCATGAAAAAGTTGTGCACCTTATTAAACCTTGTGGAGATGGCTAAAGCAACCTGGGTACCTGTATCATTTCTCGTTGAAAGAGGGCAGCAAATCAAGGTGTTTAGTCAATTAACGAAAAAGGCCAGGGAGTTGGGGTATATGGTACCAACTATTAAGTATGGTTCGCTCCCTGAAGAGCAGTACGAAGGAGCAACTGTTTTAGAGGCACAGAAAGGTGCATACTATACACCAATTACAGCCCTTGATTTTGAGGCTCTGTATCCATCTATAATGATGGCGCATAATTTGTGTTATTCTACATATGTGATGGATGAGAGGAAATATGGTAATATCCCTGGTATTACTTACGAAACGTTCGACATTGGTGATAAAACGTATAAGTTTGCACAAGATGTACCCAGTCTCTTACCAGCGATTCTAGCAGAGCTTAAACAATTTCGTAAAAAAGCTAAGAGAGATATGGCAGCTGCGACGGGTTCTATGAAAGAAGTATACAACGGTAAACAATTGGCCTACAAAGTTTCAATGAACTCGGTATATGGTTTCACTGGTGCAGGTAAGGGTATTCTCCCATGTGTTCCAATCGCATCTACGACAACATGTAGGGGGCGTGGTATGATTGAAGAGACTAAGACGTATGTTGAAGCAAACTTCCCGGGTGCAAAGGTGAGATATGGTGACACAGATTCCGTTATGGTCGAGTTTGATGTAGGGGACCGTAAAGGTGTAGAAGCTATCGAGTATAGCTGGGAGATTGGTGAGAGGGCGGCGGAAGAATGTAGTGCTCTTTTCAAAAAGCCAAATAACCTAGAACTTGAGAAAGTCTATTGGCCGTACTTCTTGTATTCGAAGAAACGGTACGCAGCCAAGTTGTGGACAAAGGGGAAGGATGGGAATATGAACATGGATTATGTAGACGTCAAGGGTCTTCAACTTGTTCGAAGAGATAATACACCCCACATGAGAGAAGTTTGTAAGGAACTATTGGATGTAATCCTAACTTCTGGAGACACCGGGCCACCAATGGAGTTGGCGAGGCAACGCGCTAATGAACTTCTAGGTGGTGAAATTTCAAATGACCAACTTATTTTAAGTCAAGGTCTCTCTGACAGTTATAAAGTTGGTGGGAAGAGTGTTTCTATCACTAGCCCAGAAAGTATCAATATCAATCAGGCACATGTGCAGGTTGTAAACAAGATGAGACAACGAAAACCTGGGTCAGAGCCACAATCTGGAGACCGTGTACCCTATATTCTTACAAAAACAGATAACCCAAGGGCTAAGGCTTTTGAAAAATCAGAAGACCCCAAGTACGTAGAAGAGAATAACATTCCAGTTGATTATCACTACTACTTTGTGAATAAGTTCCTAAACCCGGTGTGTGATCTTCTCGATCCTCTCTTTGGAAATACGAAACAAGAGATATTTGGTGAGATTATAGAAAAATATAAACCCCCAAAGAAAGTCACTGGACCGGCACTGAGTACGATGAAAAGGGAACAACTTATCGAGGAATGTCAAAAGAACAATATCAGTGATGAAGGTAAAGTGGTAGAATTACGAGATAGGATCAAACTGTTCAGACAAAAACAGAACTCTGTTGAAGACCTATTTAAAAGCTACACGCAATAGAATAATAAGACAAGACATGACAGCAAAAAACAAAATCACAAAGATTGTCATTGAAAATATTAAGAAGTTGATTTATGACCAACTTCCAGAAATGATTGATGATGCTATCAGTGAACATATTTACGATATGGTTGATGAAGAAGTGAATCAAAATTATACGGAAAGATTGAATAAGAAACTCGAAGATATATCAAAAGTGCACGCTATTCCCCTAGACTTGCTATTGAGAGATTTGACTGATACAAATAATGACCATATTTGCAAAGGTGTGAGAATGGCAAAGGATGGGATCAATCGGAGATGTGCCTTTAGAGCTCTCGAGGGTGGATATTGTAAATTTCATAGAGCTAAAGGTGAAAAAATAAAAAAACGAGAACTTTCCAGTAAGAATACCCATACCCATGGACCTGAACAAATGTTTGTAAAGGGATGTCCGGGGTGTGAAATTAAAAACGAACTTATAGATTTGTGTCCATTCATTCAATAATGAGTAAATCGACCATTCTACTAACATCAATAAATAATTTTTACAATGAAGAAAAGAATCGAACTAAGTTAATGAACATTTTAGATAAAACCAGTGGTATATCACTTCGAAATCTCGAGTGGTTTATCACAAACTATGCGAAAAAAAATAATACGATGTATACAACACATGACGGAAAACTATTTACCGTTCATTGTGCATACAAATCAAGTCTAGATGGATACAGTAAGAAACTGTTCGACCCATTTTGTCGTTCACAAAAGTTTCCATATACTATTCCCGGGACATCTCATGAAATTCATACAACTCTGGCACAGTTGAACTTCATCAAATGGTGTATTAAGAATAATATCATAGACTACATCTCAAATCATAAGACTTCCCTGTTTAATAAGCAAGTGACATGAATCCCTTTTCAAATACATATGTTTGATAACCCGTGTAATACATGTTTAGGGAATAATTATTACTGGAGGTATCTACAAGTGAACTGGCTGATGTATCAAGGACCACTTCTATAGACGTTTTATCAGATTTTATTTGACTAAAATCCAAGTTCCCCGATGGCTCCACATTGATCGGATTCATCGAGAAACTATATGTGTAAATATTTCTGATAGGCCTTGCTAATCTATTTCTGAGTGGAATTAAGTATTTGTAATAATAGTGATTTGTTTTAGAAACATTTGGTAATCTGTTTCCATTTATGTAAAAACTTGCTTCATCCATTATGGGATAGAAGAATGTACCTGTTTCATCAAAATGTACATTAGATGAAAAATTAAATCTATTTTGGTAAGACTTTTCTTCTTGTATAGACCTACCACCAGTTGAATCATTCGCATCTTCGAATTTAGTGTTTCTTAAAAACCAATGAATACATTTGACTGGAATGTTAGGTACGAGATTGTTTCTAATCATTGTATCATTTGGTGTACTTATAATACTGGGGTGTTTGCGTACAATATCAGTTATGAATGTTTGTCTCTCAGTTGCTAAATACTGACGTTCTTCGGGATTTAATGTAATTTCTTCTGTGATGAGTTTAAACTCATCGAGTATGAGTGTAGTCCCAGTATCCGTGAAGAATGTTTGTTCGTGGAATTCAAGTACAAACTCGATAGTCTGACGATGCACGGCACACACGGGGAAATACGGACGATTTGGTTTATTAGAAGAATATTCATCACTCGCATATTTCCTAGAAAAGAAGAAGTGTAAAGGAATCATAAGGTCTGCAGAATATTGTGAAAGGTCCTTAAATGCTGCCAATGTGGAATCATCATAACCTATATTTCTATTTATAAGAAATCTATTAGCCACCTTTTCAGATACTTCTAAATAAAGTTCATCATAAAGAATACCCCAATCATCATGGATTGTTTCAACTTCTAACTCATCTACAACCATCGTGACACTTTTCAGTATATGTCTCCCTAGTTGGTCTGCGTAATTTTTACCACCACCATAATCTGTAAGACGTGGCATTGTAATACTAAGCCACATGTTGCTCAAAAGGTCTCCCATGTTTTGAGGATTGAATTGAACCTTGATAGTTTGTCCAAATGGCCAATTTGGTATACCACCGGGATTAATAACATTACGACTCCTATGGTACTTCCTGAAATCTGAGTGTATCTTATCATTCTTATAATTAAAGAATGAATCTTCTGGGTCTTTGGAAAGTAGGTGTGTATCCTGTTTTCCAATAGCTTTGAGAGAAATCTTTGCAGCTTCACCCATACTTATCTATTGTCTACATATTTTTAATATCATTCTCCCACATACTCATTGGACTCGTGGTCATCATACTCGTGAGTTCGGTTTTCGCCTGTTTGGATTCCTTGAGAAGTTCACGAACACTTTCCTCTGTATATTGAACAGTTCTAATGTTTAGGAGGTAATCATAGGTTCCACCAATCCTGGGAAAATTCAATGTAGACAGTTGATTCTCGAGTTCTTGTTTCTTCCTCTTAAAAACAATTAGACTTCCATTGATAACCATGGTAACAAAGTGGGATTTGTAGCCACACATCTTCGTTTTGGCTTCAAGAACCTTGATGAGATGCTCTTTCCTTTTAATGTAATAGTGCCGACGGAGTTCGATGAAGTCTTTTAGAATGAGTTCAGGGCTCTCGTATTTGTGGATACCCTTCGTTGGGTGAAAGAGGTGCATGTTTGTTGTACGGACAGTCTTTTGGAGTTTGAGGTCCTTGATGATATCTTTGCCGGTGTACTCCTGAATAACAAAATCAACATCTTCTGTTGTACTGTTATTGGTGAAACCACTGATGACCTTCTTTTCTACAAGCATATCAAGGTGTTCCTTATAGTCTTGTGTCCAACGACCTGGTGGTAGCTCGGATACCTTGATTGTTTTACCAATTATATTCCAAACACCTTCAGTGACCCAAACCTCATCCTGTTCGAAAATACGACCCTTGAATCCCCTAAACCATGGTTTCATTCTCTTGATAGCTTTCCCACCGATGACGTTAAGAATATTCTGTTTGATATCTTTGGGGTTGAAGGGTGGAACATAACAGCTGAACCCTGTACCGATACCTTCAGTCCCATTCACCAGAACCATTGGAATAGTTGGCATGTAAAAATCTGGTTCGATAGACCTTCCATCATCATCGAGGTAGTTGAGGATGGCGTCATCCTTAGCATCAAAAACACAACGAGCCTCTTTAGTCAACCGTGTGAAAATGTACCTGGTTTGTGAGGCATCCTTACCACCCATGAGTCGTGTACCAAACTGACCACATGGTTCTAGAAGATTGATATTGTTAGAACCCGTATAGTCATTCGCCAACTTTACGATTGTATCTGCGAGAGACACTTCACCATGATGGTAGGAACTCTTCTCGGCGACATAGGCTGCCAATTGGGCAACCTTCATCTCACCTTGTAGATTCCTTTGAAAGCATGAATACATAACTTTCCTTTGGGATGGTTTGAGTCCATCTGCGACATGGGCAATCGAACGCTTTAGGTCCGCAAGACTGAAATTGACCAGGTCTTTGTGAACAAAGTCTGTGATACTCAACTGTTTGACGTGTCCATAAGGCACTTCAAGTTCCCTCACATCCTTAGCTGTACTGTCGAGAAGCCAGGTTTTCCTCGCATCCGCCTTCTTCTTATCAAACGCAAGAACAATCGATTCGTTAGTCATCCTATCTACATCAAATCGAACCGTGAGTTCTTGAATCTTCTTGAAGTACTCCCGAGCTTCTACTGAGGTTGAGGTACCCAAACCCTTGTAATACTTGATACGCCACCCAGCTTTCCCATCACCATACCAGGTTCGAAATGCTGAATCTGTGTAAAAGGATTTGGAGTCTGACCCTTTGGATGCCTTGATAATTGGGGTGACCATACTCACGACAAAACCCAAATTGAGGAGACTTGGCCAGAAATAGTGAATCATGTTTAGAATTAGGCCTTTGATGTGAGAACCGTCATTATCTGCATCTGTCATAATCATGAGACGACCATAACGAAGTTCTGACACATCCTTGTATTCTTTACCTTGTTGAAGACCCAAAATCTTCTTGAGATCATTAAACTCTTGGTTAGAGGTGAGTTGTGAGACGGAAACATCTCT